ATAGGTCTATAGGCCCTTCAACGTTTTCATTTAATATTTCGCCTGTTATAGATTCTGATACGGATCCAGCGTCCCCTTCAATTAAGATACCAAATCCTTCTTCGTTTTCTTTTAAAATTTTTAGTCCCATTTTAATTTCGTATAAAAAAATAACCGTTTATGATTATATCTAATAAATATATTCAAAAACGGTTAAGGACCCAATGGGTATTAATTTTTGGTGGGCGGGTTAATCCTCAGAAATATTAAAACCGATTTTTTCATCGGTAATTTTTGATTTTTTCAATCTTTTTACTGTTTCATCATAAGGATTCTTCAAAATATATAACGAAATAAATGTTTCTTTTAAATGCGCCATGGTGAAGTTATTGGTGTCTTTAACCAACTTATCGAGGTCGTATAACTTTTTATCTTCCTCATTTAGTATTGAGTTGAAGAATATGTTTCGGTCACCAGCATTTGGTTTTTCTATTTTATATTTTTTATCAAATCTAGACGGCCTATCTTTAATTCTATCTGGTATTTTTTCCAGATTATTTGTTGTTGCAACATAAACAACATTTTCAATCGAATTTAATCCGTCTAGAAAATTTAAGAAAACTTCCTCACCGTATTTATCAATAACTAAATCGATGTCTTCAATAACACAAAGTAGCGGTCTTGTTTTTTCTACTTTACGCACCAACTTCGCTAACTCAACCCAATTATACGGGTTTTCAAAATAAATGCACAAACCATTATATTTTTTTAGCTCATCAACAAGTAAATGGATTAAAGATGTTTTACCACAACCAGGGTCACCATAAAGTATAATACCCCTTTTAGGTGTTAGGTTATAATTTTTAAACCTATCAATATTATCCCAAAACTTTTTAAGATCCTCAATGATTTCATTATGAGGTAAAGACGGTAAGTGAAAAAATTCATCGCTTTTATATGATAGCTTTGAAATACCGAAACCATTGTGATCGTTGTAAATCATTGAATACAAACCAGAGTCTACAGTCGCAACAGTTTTAAAGTTAAAATAAAAATCGTTATTATTAATTGTGTACCATGATTCAATCGTTGGTAACAAACTTTCCACATGATTTTTTAGTGCTTCTGAAGAAGATCCATCATCTTCAGGAATTAGGTCATATAACTCTTCGTGATCCATTAGCTGCTTTTTTTGAATAGAAATCTAGTTTATTTTGTTCTAAAGACTCAATAACAAGATTAGATAATTCCCTCATGTTTTTAAACATTAAAGTTGAATTAAATTTTATTTTTTCTTTTGGGTATACCGTAACTTCGATAAACATAAAGCTCTTTTTATTTAAAGACATACCTGAGGCTCTTAAATCTAAATCAACAATGAAATATTCATTAAATTTTGTTCCATCAAGCTTTTCTTTAATGTTAACCATAATTTTTTTTCTGATTAACCTTATAAAAGATTCGTAATTTTCGTCTTCTTTGGGTGTAACCCAAGACTCAATGTTTAAATAAACAGCGTTCAATTTAACAGCGTCTATTGTCCCATATTTCACTCTGAACTTATCGTCAGTGAATAGTTTTTTCTCTTTACCGAATTTTGTTTGCATTTTTGTTTTACCATGTTTTCTATTTTTATTATTATGATATTATAATAATAATAAAATTTATCCAATTTTCCAAATATTTATACTATAGGACAAAACCAAAAAACATGCTATGAAAAAATTTATTTATGACTTACTATCTGGTAAAAGTGAAACATCTAGTAAAAGATTTGCCGCCTTGTTTACATTAATAAACGTAATAATATTAGCGTATGTTGCCACATTTAGAGGTGATGGTACACCAGAATACATGTTTGATGCGTTATGTTTAATTGCTGGTGGCGGTTTGGGCCTAACGGTTATCGAGAAAATTTTTAATACAAGAGGTAATAAAAACAATACCCCGAAAGAGTAAGATATTCCGCTATAAGCGGTGTTTTAGGACCGTTCCAGTTATGGGACAAAAAAAAAGCCAGGATTCGCTACCCTGGCTTTTACTTTTAACCTATATGTTATATTATTCAAATGTCTTTTTTAAATCGATAATCATGTCAATATTATCTAGATTTGGCTTTTGTTCTTTCATTTCGTTCAATTTACCTCTAACCTCTAATAATTTTTTTACAATAATTATGTCATCAGATTCATTAATACTTGCCTCAACTAAAGATGATGTGTCGTTGATTAATTCATTATAATAGCTGTTTATTTTCGAGTCATCATTTTCAGCAAACAAATTTAAGGCTTTCATTTGTTCCTCATTCAGTTTTGATATCTTATCGTTTAGTTTTTCTGTTATTTGGCCGATTGATTCAGTTACGCTGGTGCTTTTGCTATCATCCCTTAATAAATGACTAACCAAATTAGTTTTGTGTTTAACTTTATCTAAAATTGTAATTTTTTCGTTAAAGACCAATTCATCAATTGAGTGGTTTATTGTTCCGTCAATCGATACAACATTCTCAACTAAAGATTTTAATTCGTCTGTTTCAGATAAATTAAGTTTTTTAAGGTGATTTATTGACTCTTCAACAAATTCCTTGGCAACAAGCTCATTATCAAATCTCATATTATTTAATAGGTCATAAATCTCATTAAATTCTTTAAGAGATTTATTTTCTTTTAAAACCTTAACATATTTAGCAAATTGCTTTTTAAATTTAGTTTCACCGTTTTGTGCGTATTCTTTTTCTAAATTAGTTAATACACTTTCTTTTAATTGTCCAAACATTTCTTATATTTTATAAATAAATATCTTTTATTTTAATAAATTATCGATATCATCGATTGTTTTCTTTAATGACTCGTTAATTAGTCTATTTCTTTTTTCAATTTTACTTTTAGTTATCTCAGCTAAGTCTTCACCAGCACCGACTTCTGGAGTTGCTTCAGGAGCGGCTTCACCACCTTCTCCAGGTACTTCTAATGGCGCTGTAAAATCTGTACCAGTTTCAGAACCAACACCTAAATCAGCACCACCACCCATGTCGCCACCACCAGATGAACCACCAGCACCACCAGTTTCAAAACCTCCACCAGTGTTAGCTGTCATGTTATTAGGGTCTATTTTATAAATTTTATAGATATCTCTAAAAATACCTGTTTGTTTAATTGTTTCACCTAAAGCTTTAACCTCTTCGCCACCAGCTTTCTCAACCGCTTGTCTTTGAATATCTAGTTTGATTTCATCATCACTCATATTCAGTATTTCTTTTTTGGCGTAAGTCATCGACATAGCACCGAATCCATTACCCGCATCAGAAACAGCATCACGATATAACTGAATTTTTTCTTTCCAGTTTTGCACTTTAAGCATCTCAGCTTGCGTTGATGGGCTAGTTAATGTTAACGTAAAATTATCTAAATCATCTTCAAATCCTTTAGTGTATAAATGGATAATTGCCATTTTATTTAATTCTTGGATCAAAGCTTTTTGTACCCTGTGTACGGCTCTAGCGAATCTCACGTCTAAGATAGCCAAATTTTTACCATCGCCTAGTGTTTCTTCAAAACCAATAAATGCTTTAGGTACTCTTAACGCTGCTAACATTTTCTTTTGGATATATTCAATGTCAGCGATTTCAGATAGATTCTGTGCGCCAGGTAATGTTTCTATCGGCATCGTCAATGAAGGATCTCTAACTGGGATAAAATAATCCTGATCCACAGCTAAAGCGTTATATCGTGTATCTTGGTTACCATTATTTTTATCAACCATATTGGTTCTTTTAAAATTATTGGCGATTTTATCCACATAAGCATCAACATCTTTATCATCCATGTTCCCCACAAAGATTTTATATACTCTCCTTTCTGGCGCTCTAGTAACACGATAAACTAACATCGCATCCTCAGATAATAATAATTGCTTCCAAATCCTTCTAACTTTTTCGAGCATAGACGTACCATACGGTAATCTCCTATCATCGCCAAGTAATCTAAAATGTGATATTTCAAAAGAATTAAAATCTATATTTTTATCTTTCCAATAAAATTTAATATTATTTTCTTTTTGCTGATCGTCCAGACTAGTTACCTTAGCAAAGCCAGGTTCAGACCTAGTTATTTCAATATTCGGTAATTGGGTTACCCCAACGATACCCTGTTTTGGTACAATTTTATTGTAAACAAAGTTATCACCATATTTACAAACATTTCTAGCCCAAGCGGTTAAATTAGCGTTAATATCTATAACGTTTTCAAAAAGATTTGTAAGTTCTTTTTTAATTCTTGAACTATCAGAATAAATTGTTAGGACTTTACCATTTTCATTCGCAGTTGTTGCCTCCTCAGCAAATATGTCTAACGCAACAGAAATTTCTGGTGTGTATTCCATAGCTTCATAATCATAGTATGATGCAATTCTTGTTGGTTCATAATAAATTGCTTTTTGATACAACTCATTATCAATTTTTTTCCACTGGTTTTGTAAAAAAACCGTTTGTTGGGCCTCTAGTTTTTTATTCTCGAGCTCATCACCACTGATATTATTAAACGAGTTGGGGTCTATGACATATTTTGGACCCTCAATTTCGTTACCCAATACTTTATTTAATCTTTGAAAGATAGTAAAATTTCCCATAATTTTTTTTTAATCCATATATTCACAGTCAACGTAAGGTGGGAATTTATAATTCTCGGTCGTACCGTCCCAAACCTTTAATTGTACATATGTTGTTGTTCCATCAGATTCTGGTGAACATTTTATTGCGGCAAGATTTTCCGCTAACGCCACACCATCAACCTTATTGGTAATTCTTCCTGGATCTGGTGATCTAACAATTGATGTTGATCCTGGACCAGAACTTCTTGCTTGTTTAATTAACACATTTCCCATTGTATTTTTTGATTATATTTTTTTATTTTTCCTAGGATCAGACCCGAATAACCAACCATATTGCCTTGTATTTTGTAACATATCGTTAATCCCTTCACCTTCATATGTTTTATTTGGGTCTGGTGTACTAGTTATCTTTTCTAATAAATAGTTTGAATCTGACTTTGGTTCATTTGTTTTTATTTTCCAGCTATCTAACATAGCCCTTGTTAGGTTATCCGATTCTTGTAATCTTTTAAATGAAGTGTTTGCAACAAATAAACACATACCTAGTGCCATAATAAGGTCATCATGTGATCCTTTCATATGGTCTGGTTTACCATTTTTATAAACGAATTTCTTCAATTCAGCTGTTAATCTTTCGCTACGTATTTTAAACCCACCTCTAGAAACCGCTTCTTCTAAAGCCGCTATAATTTGACCTCTCCTATTTCTTGAGGCAAAATTAATACCAGGGATTGCGTTTTCATCGGGCATAAAGTACATGTTATTATTATCATCATTATCATAATGTAATAATTTTTTGGGATAAGCTAGTTCTTTAAGTTTTTGTGTTGACGCAATACCCATACCACCAGTAATGTCGAATGTTGATAAGGCTTCGTACATTCTACCATATTGATCCACAATTAAAGCCGCAACATCTGGTGGGACTTTACCGTGATATTCTAATACTTGCTCAAAAGTATCGTAATCAATTATGCACATACCTGTAGCATCCTCAGAGTCACCACGTGATACATCGAGGGCTAGTATATATCTATGTCCTTTTTCAGGTAATTTCCATATCCATAGATTACTATCCCAAGCTTTATCTTTGATTTCTGGATCCCTAACATTATCCTGTTCTTGTTTTCTAATTACTTCACCTTCAATTACGTTATCACCAGAACCAATAAACGCACATTCTAACTCTTGGTTAATCATTCGTTTATTAAAATTCATATCTCTACACATATTTTCATACCATGTAGAATGTGGTTTATAACCCTCACTAATAAATTTAGCGATTACGTCAGGGTGCAAGTCAATTGCTGATTGTATTATCTCCTCATGCTTTTCCGCATTTGGTTTTTGTATCCAATCTACAATATCTTTGGCTTTAATCAAACGTAAATCCTTGTTAAATCTTGGGTCTTGCCACCATTTTAGGTGTGTAACACAAAAACTATTCTCACCTTTAATTGCCCCTTCATATGAAGCGTAATAAATAGGGTCTAACCCATTTGGGGTTGAGATTAGAACAGCTTTACCACCAGTACCAATTGAAGCCAAACAAGCCGTCCATAATTCTTGCCCACCTTCAACGAAGGCCGCCTCGTCAATTAATAATACCGTTGGTGTGTAACCACGTAGGGCATCCTGAGATGTTGCTACAGCTTTTATCTCTGAACCATTTGATAATCTAACGTGCTTTTGTGATGATTTATCAAATGTAACACTAGCCCAATCTGGTAGTTGTTTAATAAAGTTAATGATTTTATTTTGGAATTCTATCGCAGTTTCTTGCTTGTTTGCTAAGATCAAAACTTTTTCTGGTCTTTCTGGACTAGCGAAAGCGGTAAGTACCGCAGAATATGCCGCTGTAACTGTTGATATACCAGCTTGGCGGTATTTTAACACTAAATTAAATCTATGTTTTTTATAATTTGCAACTAAGGTTCTTTGTCCATCGAATAATTCAAACGGCACATACCCCTCCCTAGTCTTATCGAAAGTTTCGAAATAACTTTCAATGACATAACAAGGGTCATTAGCACATTTAGCGTACTCTAATAATAACTCTCTTTTATCTGTTATTTTTTTTGACAAAGTAATTCTTTTCCATATAAATAGTTTATTATAAACCTAAATCGCTTAAACTGATACCATCTTCATCATTCATAAAATTATATTCCATAATTTCATATCTTTTTTGTTTAACAATAGCATCTATTTCTTTTTTTGCGTAATCTGGTCGATGTTCAAGAAGTGACATAAACTCAATAAAATCTTCTGCGTCTTTTTTGAACAATTCAATTAGTATTAGTTTTTTTATATCATGATCATTCGGATCAATTATTGAGTGTAAATTACTCCACAAAACAGGGAATAGTCTTATGTCCCATAACTCAGCAATAATTGTGTCAGTATAATCAATTATTTTTTTAGCCATTTCCTTAGGTAACCCAGCTACGGATAAAAGGGAAATAATACCCTTTGTAATTTCATGGATTAGTATCGGAAAATTTATCGCTTTAGCTATAATTTTAGGTATTTCTCCGCTAAAATCAAGGCTAACATAACCAGCGTTATTAGAGTCGCTACTCTCTATTTGATTTTTTAACATTTCATCACTAATAATGTAATAAAACAAATCGTTTGCTATTAATGATTTTTGATATAGCGGTGTTATATTTGGTACTATTGATTCAATCTCATCGGCATATAAATGAAATAGGTAATGGGCTCTCAAAGAAGCTCCCTGAGCAAAGCCATTAATTGTTCTTCTCTTAACAACCTCAGCCATCAGGTCTTCATCATTCTCAATCTCTTCTTTATCATCAGGTGATAAAGGTGATTCCATGGTCATCTCTTCTGGTAATTTAATTTCACCAGGCTCCATTATCTCCAAATCAAATATTACTTCATCGTGATCCAAATTCCACTCAAAACGCATGATTTTTTCGGCTAACTCAATTAGATTTGATCTTTTACCATTTTCCATGTTAATCACAGAATACATAGAGCTACCAGCAGACATTATTACACCCATTGGGTTTATCATCTCTTTTGGTATCTGGAATGTATTTGCGTAAGAATCCATTAACTCTTTATATCTCTGGGAAGCAATTACTTCCTCACGCCAAGATTCTGGGTGCGTACTTTGATCGTAGTAAGGTAACTTACCTAGTGGGTGAGTTCTTTTTGAAAGCTTATCAATCGTTGATTGAGCTATTAGATTAGGGTAGTCACCCAATTTTAGTCCAGAATTTCTCATAAAAAAAATGCCTTGTTTATTATAACAAGGCAAATATAGGTATTTTTTAATTAAAAACCAAATTTTTAAGCTTTTGGTTTACCTTTTTCATCTTCATTCGGTTTAGGGATGTCGATTTTTGATGGGTTTTTTGTCGGACTAGGTGTTTTAACTGGTGTTTCAGTTGGCGTCTCGACAGGTGAGTTTTTTTCAGTGAAATACATTATTTTTTACTTTTTATGAATGTTAAAATATCTTGTTTTGTCAATTTTGGTGTTTCTGACTCTGCAATAATACGAAACAATTCTGTGTTTTCAAAATTTGATTCATTAATTTTTTCTCTATTTAGGTAATCAACAAAAGATCTTAAAGTTTTATAAGCATCTTGTTGTTTGTTAGATTTTAACAAAATAACAGATTTTTTAATTGTGTTTGCTCTAACAGGATCCATATTATCTAACATTCTTTCATATTCCGAATCAGACATCTTTGAGACAACTTTACCGTAATCTAGTTTAACTTCTGGTTTTTTAACGTCATCTGGGAACATATCTAATTGGTTAGTATCGTCAATATTAACAACCTTATACCCTTGGCTTTCTAAAGCCGATTTAGCTTCATCAAAAGTTTTAAACTCTGGTTCATCATTATCAGACATATCATAATGAAATAAAGTGTTCGCAAAATCTAAAACTTGTTGTGCTAATTTATTTCTTTCAATAATATCACCAGAATCATCTAATATGTTAAATATCCTATCATCTGTTTTAGTTTTATTTCTATCATCCCACGCAACATCATAATAGGTATAACCACCAGTCGCTCTACTAAATAAAGCATCAATAATATCTTTATCGGACCATGTTCTACCTTCATTTTCTTCGGTTACGTCTTCCTGCATAGCATTCTGTATATCTTGTTGCGCACCTGTAGCGGCTTTTTGTAGGTCCTGAATTGTTTGTGCGGCTTTTTGTAGGTCTTGAATTGCTTTTTCTGGGTTTGCCATTACATTCCCAATTAAATCGTCATTTTGATTATTTGTTTCCATTATATTTTTTCAATTTCTTCTTTAGTTATTATTTTAAGTAATTTATCTCTACTATAAATTTTTTCTTTAACCGATTCTATATCTTCACCATACCTAAAAACAAGCCTATCTTCAATTTCTGGAGACTCAGTTTCCCAAGCCAAGGCTATTATACCCTCAACACAATCATACATAGAAAATGTATCTGAATGTATTGCCAAAGATAATTCTATTTCATCTGTTTTTAAAATACCAACAGAATCTACCTGTTCAACGTTTGGTGGTGTTGGTGTCCCACTAGAGGCTGGTTGCACGTCCCAATCTTCACCATATTCAACTATATCCAATCTCTTTGTAAATATAAACTCATAGGTATTTTGGCCCTTGAAGTCTTTATTTAGTGGGTTTATATATATTAAATATAACATTATTTAACTCTATTTACTATGTGAAAATTTAATTCACTATCAAAAAGAAGTGTTTCACCGTTAGTTTCAACCTTTATATCAACAAAATATTCTTGTGGTACCATCCAAGTTGTATCTAAGGTAAAATAATTATTATTCATCGCCTTATTGGCTATTTCCCAATCAGTAATATATATTACCGCTGGTCCTTGTTTAACATATAACTTATAGTAAACAGTGTTACTCGTATAATACTCCGAAACAGTGTAAGGTTTTCTTAATAAAATATTAACCTTTCTAACCTCGCCCTGAGACAATTTTTCTTCTCTTTTAATTCCGCTAAGCGATATACCGTATCTGGTATCGTCTAGCGCATCAATATTAAAATTAAAGTATTGATCAGCATCAATCGGGACAAACCTTAATTTTACGGTTGGTCTTTCTTTTCCATTGTAGAAAATATTAGACCAAAAATCATTATATTCTGTATAACTTGTATAAGTGTTTTCATCACCATAAACAACCACATAATAAACACCTTTAGTTTTTTGGCGAACTTCATAATTAACACCGTTTATTGTACAACTTGGTATTTGGTCTAGATTAGTTAGCTTACCATCTATAACCGAATAAAAGAACAGGTTATTATTTTTACCGAGGTAGAAAGTGACCCTATCATCTTCTATATGGTCGTTATATCTTGTTTCAATGAATGGTTCAAAGAAAGTCTGAGTATGTCTAGTAAACAACCCAAGTGCGAAGGTTTTTGGCCCGTCTGGAAATGTTAAGTTTTCTATGTCATCCGAGTATTTTAAACAAAACCCGTAATAGGTTGTGGTACCAGTTGTTATCCCAGTTGTTATCCCAGTTGTTATTCCCGTGGTAATCCCAGTTGTTATTCCAGTTGTTATTCCAGTTGTCACCCCAGTTGTTATCCCCGTAGTAATTCCCGTAGTAATTCCAGTTGTTATCCCCGTAGTAATTCCAGTTGTCACCCCAGTTGTTATCCCCGTAGTAATTCCAGTGGTTGTACCCGTAGTCGAACCTGTTGTTGTACCCGTAGTCGAACCTGTTGTTGTACCAGTGGTAATATCATAAGTTATCCCTGTGGTGATACCAGTCGTTATCCCAGTTATAATACTATAAGTGATTCCAGTTGTAATCCCAGTTATTGGTGAATTTATTAATGAATTAACATAATTAGTTATATCCATTTCAATATCTTCATTACCCCAATCAAAATGTTGTGTTGCTATTGGTTGGCTACCAACTTGCACCGCACCAGATGGGCTAAAATCACTAACATTTGTTGCCTTTAACCAATTAGATGGTTCTAAAGCATAATCTTTATTTTCTGGTATACTGGTTGGTGATGGCATGAAGTCATAACCAGTACCCTCATCCCAAAATTGTTTTATTTCATGTAATTCTAAATCAAAAGATGTTGGTCTATAATTCTCACCAAAAAGTAAGTTATTAGATGTACTTAAAAAATCTTTAATATCAAAATTAGATGTGTTTTTTATTTTTAAAATATGTCTGGTGTCGCCATCTATATTTATTACCTTACTATTAACTAGGGCTTTAATTTCATCAAATGAACAATAAAACAAAAACCTGCTTTTGGATGAACCGAAATATAATTCAGACACCTGGTTTCTGCCCGTGTTAACATCACTATTTTTTACTATAGTGTTATTTTTATCAAAATATGTTCTATATATACCCATAGTTATAAATATTTTAATTTAAGCGTAAGTTATGATTTATAACGCCATTTGTCTTATTTAAATTGTTGCCCTGTATTTCTTCGTTAATTTGAGCCTTTAAATTTGATAATTTTTCCTGTGCTTCCCTACTTATTGAATTTTGGACTTGTCCTATAGAATGCCCGTGAGATAAAACAATGTCGATCATTTGGTTGATCAACTCCATTAGTTTTTCACCTCTAATAAACCCATATGTCTTATAATCTTTAACACCATCATTATTAATTGAGGATAAAAATTTGTAAACAACATCAACTGGCATACCGTTATTACCATCTTTTAGATAATCTGGTGAATTAATACTACTTAAAAATAAAAATTTATCCGAGTACATCACATTAACAGTCGTTTCTTTTTCATCAACAACCTCACTAACAGTCTTAATTGTTTCAGTTTCTTTAGGTTGTGTAGTTTGGTTACCTAACCATCTTTCTTTGGTGAATTTTTTAAATAATTTAATAAATTCATTAAACTCATAGAATCTCGCATACTCAATTGAATCGATATCCGTTGGTTGGTTACTCGGTATACCCAAATCATTTTGAAGTTTAGTACTTGGTGTATTGTACAAAGTTTTATTTGATGGTTTTACCCTAACAACAAAATTATTTAAATTAGGTACTGTTTCTAATGTATCGTTATTCGCACCACCATTGTTTGGTTTTAATTGTAATCTATTTAACAAATTAATATTACCGTTAATTGTTTCAACAACCTGGGTACCCACTAGCTCTGGGTTAAAAAATTTTATTTTTTTTGTGTTATAACTAGAAATTATTGTCTCAATTGTTTTTTCTAAAGTTTGTGGGTCATTAAATTCCAGAACGTGCCTAACCGTATATTGGTTTCTAGACGCTCCGTCATAATATTCTGAGTTCGGGTTATACTTACCTCTCACCAAACCCTTTTTACCCTTTTCATCTTGTATCGTTTCCTGTGTATCGTATAAAGCGACAACACATTTTATGTTCTTATCCGTTTTTTGTGTTTTCTTGGTATATTCAAAAGTTAATTCGATAACATAATCAATAAAAACATCTTTAGTTTTTGTCCTAGTAATAGTTTCTTCTTTATATTTAACGTTTTTTATAAATCTAGATATTTGGAACAATGGGTATTGTTCTTTAATTGTATTATCCTCGTTTATGTGTGATAATCGCATTAAAACCTTATTATCACCAATAATAAGTTGTTCACCTTGATTACCACTAAGAACAGTGTTATTTGGGTTATTAGCGATATCGTCATTTACGACTTGTTTCTTTTTGTTTTTATATTCAGAATATGTATCAGTTATAAAAATGGGTTGGCTCGTTACTGGTCCGATAAATAACATTTTACCGTCAGATTGCCTAACTAACCTAGTAACTTGACCAACTCTGGGTATTATTGATAAATTATTCGGTAAAAAAGGCTCAGCAACAAACGGATCCGTTTGTCTTGGTGGTGTTGAGGCATAAGACCACTCATCGTAAACGCTAGATGCAATATTTAAACTCGATATTGTGTTTAAAATAGACTCAACACTATCGTACTCCTTATATGCTTCATAAGGGACATACCTAATTCTACCATGGTTAAATGGGTCTGAATTACTAATACAAATACCTAGTGATATATCTGAGCTCATTTATTTTTTAAATTTTAATCTTTCATTTAACTCGGCATAAACCTTATCATAAGTAATCTCGATTTCTTCTAAAGTAGTTGTTAATTTTAAAACGGTCTCTTTAATGCCATCAAAATCATTCTTTAATCCAATAAGTGTTGTTGCCAATTCTTTATTAGATTTTTTGTCTATATTTTCGTAAATTTCTTTTAGCTTTGGGTTATTCATAATTATTGTATTTGTCCAAATCCTGCTGCTAGACCCACACCTGTCGTTGTTACGTCAATTTTGGCATTTGTTTTAATGTGGCTAACCATTAATTTTACTGTTTCCTCTAAAGCAATCATTAAATGATTTGGTGTTCCGTCAGGGAAAGTTGCGGCTGTCTCAATACCCTTTTCACTTAAATTTGCTTTTAAATCATTTACCATTGCAATATGATTTAAACCTGGTTTTAAGGCTCCACCAATTAAAACTAATGGTGGTGGTAATGGTGGCATCGGCATAAAATTTAATAGCTTAAGTAATCTTAAAATCTGGTCGATTATTGATTGGCACCCTTTAAATTTTACACCTTTTAACGCTTTAAGTAAAGCAAGTAAACTTTTTAGTGTTGATATGTAGTCGAGGCCACGTTGCTTTAAGAAATCAGCCGTCAATTTCTTAGCTAAATTTATTAAATCTTTTTTTATTAAATTAAAAATGTTTTGTACTAATAAATCAGTAACAAAATTACCTAAGTCGGTTATCATTGGTCTCATAAATGATAATGTTTCTTCAGAAGATTTTTTCTTAACATCACCCTTTAACACCAAAAATAATTTAGGGACTAGAGTCACTTTAGGCGTAATCACTGACTGCATTAGTGAATAAGGTATAGCCTTCAATATGTTTAGCTGGATTTCAGCGTTTATTTTCGGCAAGTCCACCACAGCATTTATTTCACCATCGTTAACAACTTTATTTATACCGTTTTTCAATCCTTTATCCAAAAGAGATGCGGCCTGATCTAAATCAGGTACTAACTTAGTATTATCAACAACACCACCATTATTTTGTGGTGATATGGTATGTGGGCTATCCGATGGGAATATTAGTTTATCACTTTGAGCGTTTCTGAAAAGTTCTTCAAGTGAAGATATTACATCATCTGGGTTTATTTCTATATCTAGATTACCACAAGATGAAAATCGTATAAAACCACTAGATCTTTGTTCGGTGGTATTATCGATATCATTTAGTTCGTCTTTATTAAAATTAAATACGTTTTCAAAATCAGCTTTAGCGTTTACAACCCCACTATCCTCACCATTTTTTTGTGTTGGGTCTGGGCCGTATTGTTTATTTAAAAAATCTTTGGATGATGAATCTGGTGTGTTTGTTTCATCGTCTTCATTACAAAAACCAAACATTTTTTTCAGACCCTTTGTTAACCCACTTTGCTTCTTAACAACATTTTTATTTACTTTACCTTTTATCGATAGAGACCCTGTAAGCGTGTCCATTAGTATCGACATAAAATTAGCAAAGTTGAATGCTGGCATCGCAACCTCTAGATAATCCGATAAAAATTCACTAAATAATTTTTTTGAGTAGAAGGAACCAAACTTAAACATGAAGGTGTTATTATCAATTGAATAAATGATAAATAATACCCTGTCCTTATACATAACCTCTATTGGTGATGATTCTGTGGACTTTTGCGCTTTATTAAATGCGTAGTTTAAATGTTTTTTGATATCGTTACCTTCATACATTAACTTCCCAACACGGCTGTCTGGTTCAATATTTAATAACCCAAAAGAATCTATCTCCTGTTTTGATATTTCAATACCAGTAACAGAATTTACTGTATATTTTTCAGGTATAACCATGTTACTATCGCAACCAAATTTTGCGATTATACTATCTTTTACCTTTTTATTAATAGCATCGAATTTTTTTACCTGGGATAAACTACCCTTTAGAATTAAATTTTTAAATTCTTTTTGACCTCTGGTTGATTTTACTAGTTCAACTAAAAAATCGATAAATTCTAACTTATCTAATTTTTTTTGGGCGTCCGAAATGTATGGTTTCTGACTATTAGAAACCACTAAAGATCTATATCTTGAAAATATTTCGCTTTGTGAACCCATTGTTACTCATATTCTTTTTCATTGTTTTCTGATGTTGCAGTATTTTGTGTCTTAAGGAATTCCTCAGCCCACTTTCTATCCTCATCAGTAATTGTCATACTAACCCCAGAACCTTCAACAGGTTTGCCAGATTTGTAAAGAATATCACCCTGTATTTTAATCAGTCTTAATTTTTTTTCGATTGAAGAATCGATAATTTTAAGTAGGTCGTTGGTGATTTTACCAACCAATGCGATATCGGAGTTTTCGTTAATGTCTTTTGAGAATTTTTTATAAGCCGTTAGGGCTCTATTTCTTTCATCAACAATCTCATTATAGGTTTCTTGCATAAGATCTCTCATGCTTTCCTCACTGACGTCTACTTTTTTCTTTTTTGGTACCATAATCTTTTATTTATTAATAAATATCACGCATCCAAATAACTATCCTTAAAAAGCTTATATAATGACTTAAACCTTTTCATACTATTCCTAATTTCTTTAGTATTTAAGCCAGTCATATTGCGTATATATAGTAAAATAAGGTTTTTATTAAACTTGGGTGAATTTTTACCATCAGTTACCTGTGAAAATAATTCTCGCCATTCTTCAAGTATTTTTACCAGGGAATGTCCAACCTTAAATTCATTATCGGATAAATCGTCAGCTTTTAAATCTTCTCTAATACTCGATGCTAACGACTCAATAAACATAGTTAAATCAATATCATCATTATCTATTCGATAAAGTAATTCATCTCTTTTTAAGATATCACCTTCACTTTGATCAATATCAACGATTGACATGTTCTTTTTATATTCTTTAACCATTTCACCAAATAGGTAATTTTTACAAATAGTACCGAAATATGAAAATGATCTCTTACCCTTTTCTGGTTTGAACTTTTCAAACTTTGTCATTAAAAATGATAGGGTGTCTGCATGTAGATCGTTGAACTCGTAAGATTGTCTATATAATTTATAGGTCCTAATAATACTTTCTATCATTGTATTGATAGGTTCTTGTAAATATTCTCTATAAATTTTTTCTCGTTCTTCAACATTAGTGGCATCTAGAAACATGATCACCGCCATTTCTTGATCTACACCATAGTAGTTGCGGTCTTTTTTCTTTCTTGCCATTACTCACTAACTTCATTTTCCTCATAAATTATATTTCTATCTTCGTTAAACAAATACTCTTTTTTAGCGGCATCCATCCAAAATAAAGCTTCTTGCGGTTGTATCTTATATTCAAGAGCTTCACTGTTTTTGTATAGCCAGAATAAAGAACCCTCTCTCATGTTTACGTGTTTATAACCTATTTTAGGTATAACCATAGACTTGTAACCATTTTTATGGAAACGAAGTAAAAACTCGTAATTAAACGTTAATTTAATTTGTTTTAAACCCTTAATCTCATTAAAGACAGTGGTTTTAATTACCATACCACAAAGGCTTATATTCGGGTACTCAAGTAAAACGTCTAGATCTAAGTTACCTAAACTTTCGGTAAAGTTGTATGCCCAAACCGCTTCATTAGAAAATCCAACGAACTCATTTTTTTCCGTAACATCATTAACGATAGGTAAAAACATATCTACCTCTGGATAGGCTTTAACATACTCATCGACATTTTTATACCATGTTTTTGATACCTCATCATCAAATTCCAAAATACTCATATACTCAGTATTAACATGTTTTGCTGCATAGTTAATCTGACTTTGGTAGTCGGTATCAAATTCGTTAATTATTGTTCTAACATTTAGGTCCTTATAAGCTGTAAAGTCAATCGACTCCATTTTACTCACAACTTCCGCACAATTACATGTTACTATTAAAACCTCTTCTGGTTTAATTTCATTTCTATTAATAGATGACATTGCAATATCAAATAAGTCATCAAATTTTTGGTTCCCAACATTAGCAACTGAATGCACTGGGATTATGACTGTTAAATTAGTTTTGCTCATTTTGTTCTACTGATTTATTAATGTTTTCTTTTATTGTTTCTAATTTTCCGATTTTTTTGTTAAAGAGATATTCAAAAACCTCACTAACGTTTTTATCAAAAATATCACTAGTATATCTGTCTAAAATTGTTTGGTCAACAGATTTTAAATTTTCAGGTAGTGTATCCTCTAACCAATTTTTAATAAAGCTGGAAACTATTTCAGCGATTTGGTTTTCATCATAAACCCAAATACCATTATCATCCGTCATCCACTCTGGTATAATGTTAGGTACTTTACCGATAACTGGTACATTACACTTGATTGATTCAATAGGGAATCTACCGAAAGATGAATCGTCATCAACCCAAATTGATACGGCACACTCTCTAAGATTTTGTGCAAAGTCCTCATGATTCATAGCGTGCATATCTTTGAATGAGATAAACCTATAAAGTGGGTATTTTAAGTAGAATGCCTTAATAATTTTTGCTGCTTTTCTTGTGTCCCTACAGTGTATCGCAATGATTGGTTTTTGTGGTTTATCATTTCTTTTGAATGAGTCGCCAATAAATGGTTCAATAAATTGCACGTCTTTAACTGGCACGGTATCTTCAATCATATTTTTTAACGTGTTACTAGTTGTAATACATTCCTCAACACCAAGATCAGTCCAAGATTTTCCTGGTGAAAAAGCTTCTAACATATAATCGTATGATTGAACATAAATAACCTTTTCAATGGTCATTTTTTCTATCTGTTCGAAAACGCTTCCATAAACTTCAGGTACGATAATAAAATCTGAAGGGCCTACAACTAGATTATTGTCTTCAATTGACATGTGCTCTAATTCATCACATTCAGCACCATACCAAGAACCGACTTTAATAAAGTCATTCTTTTCGTGTAGTATTGATACATTATATCCCATTTTTTTAAGTGTTAGTGCTTGTGAATAAATGTGCATAACACTAGATTTAGCATTACCTTTAGTATCAGGTACTAAAAAGATAATTTTTTGTTCCTTATTTTTAATTTTTTCAATAGCGGAATCAAGATTTTTAAGTATTTCTTTAGTTTTTTCCATTTTTTTCCTTATTTAGTTTTTTTAGGGTTTTAAATAATTCTTTATTGTTAATAATAGTATAATCCGACTTAATGTCAAGATTAAAATCATTTTGGTATTTGACTGAGATTTTACCTTTTGGCTTCGCCTTTAAAATTTTAGGGTTATCGGTAATAATGACATCACACTCAACCCAAAAATCTTTCCATTTTTGTGGAAACAATATCTTATTTAGGTTAAAGTAGTTCTTACTTAGGAAAAATAATGTTGCTGCTTTTGATCTCTGGCTTTCATTATTTAATAATACAATCTCTAGCTTACTTTTTTTAGAGAAGTCCGATATCTTTTTTATTAGTCCAGGCTCTGTCTCATCGGTTCTTCCGAAAATTTCAAAACATGCATCTTCGTACAAAAATTTATCTAAATTAAAAGAACCGTCTTTTTTATTTTCAACTAGTTCAACCTCTTCTTGATCTGGTTTAAACTCAATTGATTCTGTTTCACCAGTAATGTCTGGGAATGATGCTTGTAGGTTGAATGGATTTATAGGTTCGATAGCTTCTTTTTCAAACTCAAACTCATATAAATCCTTCAACTTACTTAAATGATCCCTAAGGATATTATTTACTGTTATACCGATAACCATATTTTATCATTTTATGATAAAAATAAGTCTGGTAAGTAGAAAAATAAAGATTACATCTTACTTTCTCTAAAAATTTGTTCAATTTTTTTAATTAGTGGGTTTCTAACAACATCATCTTCACCTAAAACAACGGTACCGACCTCGTCAAAATCTTTAAATTTATTGATTATAAAGTTTAGTGAACTTTCACCCTTCTTTTTCATATCAATTTGATTTTCATCACCCAAAAATATCATTTTAGAATTCTCACCTAGACGAGTCATAATTGTTCTTATATTATCTATTGAGATGTTTTGGGCCTCGTCAATAATGGTGATGGAATTATCGATATTGATACCTCTCATATACGCAATCGGCATTTCCTCTATCATGTTGTTAGCCCTCAAAACTTCAACATTATGTCTACCAATAACCTTTTCAAAATTATGTAGGAAGGAATACATAAACGGTTCCATTTTTTCTTTCATGGTACCTTTTAAAAACCCAATTTCTTCATCTTTTAATGTTGTTACAGACTTAACAATAACAATTTTTCTATATCTTGAATCGTTTTTTAATAATTCCAAAGCCATCGCACAAGATAAAAACGTTTTACCTGTACCTGGTAATCCAGAGCATATCACAATTTCTTTTTCTTTAATCTCGTTAATTAGTTTTTTTTGATTTTGTGTTTTACATTTAATCTCAACTTTAATTTTATCCATAGGGTTACCGCTGTAACCTCTGGATATTGCCTCAAATGCCTCCATCTCTTCTTCTGGGGATAATCTTTTTCTACTTCTTCTGCTAGTCTTGTTTGAACTCATATCGTTTTTAGTTTATTGTTTTAATTTTATAGTTTAATTGTGAACACTGGGCACCAAATACTCTTTCATATGCATGGTGCCAATCCCCATCACGCCAACCATTTTCAGATAAATCTTTTGATAATTTATCTATTAAACCTGGCTTATTATAATAATAATCGAAAATTTCTGATCTACACCAAAACATAGTACCAAAAATTGCATAAAAATCTTTTTTGTGGTCTATTTTTAATTTTTTACATATTGTTTTGAATTTTTCTTCATTACCACCTAACCAATTTAAATGCATATGTTTACTAGTTCCGATCATACCAACATCATTTTGCTCTTTAAATATAGTAATTATTCTGTTAATATCATAGACATTATTTATAGTTCCAGATAATAAATCTTGTAACCAACCACTCGATTGTTCCGCATCTAGGTATGTTGATTTTTTTGTGTGTAAAAATAAATAAAGGTCATAGATTTTATTTTGACTGTATATCGATTTTAAGTTATTAAACTGCCCGTTTATATCTCTACCAACATTTCTATCTGTGTAATTTATTTTAACGTTTTCTAGTGTGCTATTAATATACTCAACACAATGATCGTTACCCTCCATACCATCAACAAAGTTAAAATGGAAATCAACTAAACCATTTAGCGGTAACAATCTGGGTATTATTTTATCAATTAACACTTCATTAAAATATGAGTGTACTAGAACCGCAATTTTTAAATCATTTGTTTTAACCGTATCAAATTGCTCTACTTTTGTTGACGTATCAACCTTCCTAAAAAACAAAGACTGGTTTTCCTCTTTGGATATTTGATTTACAGCGAATAATTCCTTAGCATTAACCCCCTTAAATTCATCTAAGTTAACATTTAAGTGGGTTTTGGGGTGAAAGGGTTCTGTTTTGTTTTTCCAATCAACTACAGTTACTGGATAATTTATATTTTCCTCATCAAAGTTTTGATAATATTTTTTAAATAGGTTAATATAATAATGCTCGTCTGGTACAATAGATTTATTAAAATTATCCGTATAGTCGTTATCCAAAATAAATTTAACATGATCACGTTTTAGTACCATCCATTGTGATTGCTTATAAAACAAATCAAAATTCATGTTGGTTATTGACTTCTTCCTAATATTATTTTCAATATCATCCCAAATATAATAATACACCCAAGATTTGTTTTCTTTAATCAGTTTATTATACGTCACATCAAAATCGTACATTGGTATGCATGAATCTGAAACTAATACGAAAAATTCATTGGTTGGGTCCTGATAAGCCGCCTTTAATAGGTTGTTTGTTGCCTTAATTAATGATATACCACCCCAGTTTGTTTGTACTTTATGGTCAATATCGTAGTCAATTAAAAATTTTTGGGTTACTTGGCTTGGGTTTTTTACGTGTGAGTATAGATTAACTTTATCTAGGTTTTTAATTAGAAAATCATACCAGATGTCACCACGTTTTAAATCACCTACAGATAAAAACATAAAAGCGACTTTTGTCTTGTCACTTTTTTTTGTTATTAAGTCGGTGTATTTGTAATCTTTTAGTTTTACACTATTATCAAAATGATCTGGTGTGAAGAACTTTTTATTATCCTTAACAGATACCTTATTAACAATTTTAATCATAAAATTTAATAGTGTTTACTGAATATATTAACCTAGTTGTTTTATATTTTTGTTTTTAACATTTAAACCATCTAGTAAAGAATAAAACTTATCAAAGTCTTTACCATGTTCTCTCATAAAACCGTGTACCTCCATACCTAATGTGTTTATTTCTAAATCTTGTATTAGATTTGAACCTTCGATTATATCAAACTCAGCGCCCTCACAATCGATTTTTAACAATTTTAGTTCTGTTATATCATAACCTTTAATTATGTCGTCTAAAGAGATCGTTTCAACACTAAATTCCTTGGTGTCTCTCTGTATAAAACAACTACTAGCACCAGTATTAGTTGTATCTAGGGAAATCGTTAAAATTTTACCAGTCTCACTATAAACAGCTTTATTAACTGGTATTATATTGTAAACTGAATTAAGTTTAATATTATATAATAAACTTTGGAAGTTTACTGGGTGTGCCTCAAATGCGTATATCTTTATCTTTGGGTATTTTTTAGCTAAATATATCGACACGCAACCAATGTTCGCCCCTATATCCAGAACAACATCATTCCTACCAAAATCTATTTTTTTTATACCGTATTCATCTTCCCTAAGGGCCTCCTTAACAACCCACTTTAGTGTGTCGCTACCGATTACATCTTGGAACTTTAGTTCAATCCCGTCAACGTTAAAAGCTTTTATCTCTTTATCTTTTATCATTCCGTATCAATTAATCTTAAAACCTTTTTATAGAAATCATCATTTCTTTTTCTACAATCATTCAGATATGTAAAATCATAAGAATTTTTTATTTGGTCGAAAGTTGGATTAATTACAGTGTCGTAATTTATGAATCTTATATTTAATGGTAAATCGAGTAATTTTGTCTTTGTTGTTGTTTCCACAGTATAAACTGTTTTACCCAACAAAGATGCCCAATATGTCCCATGGTAGGTGTTAGTAACGATGACCTTGGCCCTAGCAATTTTTTCAATAATCTCATCCATCGGATCGCTATTTTTTGCTGTTTCAAAATTAATAATATGTGTATTTTTTTCGACCAACTTATTCATAAGGTTTGTTAGTCCCTCAAAATGGTGGTAATAGTACAATACATCTGTCGATTCTGTTATTGTAACATTATCGAAAAGATCACTTTTACAACTAACACATGGTACATATAAAAAGCGATTCATTTTTAGGTTTTTAAATACCGAATCCCTAAGACCTATGAGGTCATAATCGGCCACATATTCTGGGTACGTATATCTATAGCTATTCTGGCCCGCTCCCCAGATAATTTTTTTCTTATCTTCTAATCTAGAGATATATTCTAAAGAATCGTCAAAATAGTCTAAATCAATTAAACCACCACCGCCAACAACAACTACATCATAATCGTCAAAATTTTTAAATAGTCTAATATCACCAACATCTGAATTTGGTACATCGTAATATAATTTAGGTTGGCATTTTAGGTCCCCAGTATTTACGGTTTTAGTTTCGTGTAGAAAAATTACTTTTTTCATTCCTGATACATTAATTTTAATTTCTTATTTTTTTTCCACTTTTTCAACATAATCTTATGTTTTTCTTCGAATAGACTATTACCGAAAATTTTATTACCAGAGCCACCCCATACGTGGTAGAACTTATTATTAAAATGGAATCTATATATCTTACCACCTAGAACTTTTGCCTGGAAGCAAAAATCGGTGTCTTCATACCAGAATGGTGCAAAATCTAAATCAACCCAAATATGGTTTAGTATTTCGGTTCTAAATATCTGACAACAACCAGCTAGTGTGTCAACTTCACCTTCGTATGAACTATCATCATTAACATCTTCGTGTGTACCATGAACCCACCCATTAAAGAATGCACCAACAGTACCACAAATCCATATATTTTTATCATTTAATACCTCTTTAGCATCATCAATAAACGATTCATCTTTTAATTTTGAATCTGAATCCACGCTAAATACTACGTCAGCGGTAACATTTTTAAACAATACATCTCTACCACCCGCAACACCTATATTGTCTGGGCCAAAGATTACTTTAACACCATTAATCGTGTTAATATAATTTAAGTAAGCTAATAATTCCTCATCGGTAGATCCGTTATCATAAACTATTACTTCTTTAACGTCTTTTCTATTTAAAGCTCTTATATATGTATCGACATAACCAATTGTTTTTTCTGGTCTATTATGTGTTAAGAATATAAATGAAACTGTTGCGTCTCTATTATCAATTAGGTAATCTTTAAATAGATGGTATATGTTATTTCTTTTATCAAATATTGCATTGTAATCGATTTTCGATAAAGTTACCTGTTCATTTGTTTCCCATAAGTGCATCGAATAGCTGTCATTAAGCTCAGCTAGTGCTAAAGCGTTATTTGTTAATAAATAAGTTTCCGCTTCATTCCATAAGAATGGGAAAAATTTCTTAGGTGATAATATTGTAACATTATCTGGAAATTCTTTTGCTATATAATATGGTTTAACAACTGAGTGAAAATCCCATTTACTCTGGTTAAAATCTTTGTACGATTTAATCCATTCTGTTGCAAATAAAGATCTTTTTTCTGATAACATTATTGCGTTACATAGACCATAATAATCCCTATTACCTCTACCACCAGAATTTTGTATACCAATAACAAATTCATTATCTAATAGGTCGTCAAAAGATTTATTTACGAATGTGACTATATCCATATAAATACCACCAGCAAATCTTAACATTTCTAACCTAACTATATCCGACATGTGAGCGAAATGTTCAACCTCATTACCCATAAAATCTGGGATTAACTCAGTTTTAACTGTTTTTAGGTATATTTTCGCCCTATCCCACCATTTACCTTTAATATCGTAGTGATGATATAGAATAATTTTATCTGGTTTAATTTTATTAACAATACTTAAAACGCATAAATAATTAAAGAAAGTAAATTCTGGGTCTTTTTTAAAACCATAACACAAATGGACTATTTTAGGTATTTTTTTATCTACTTCAATATTTTTGATTAATTCAAATACTTTTGGATAAATTTCTTTATCATTTAAGTACCCAGTAAAATTTTTATTGAATCCAGAAAAATCTAAAAAATCCTTATCTAGACCTTCTAAAAAATAAGAATAATCAACATCATCTTTATATTCTTGTTTAATAGTGGTACCTCTTTTAATAACTATATTTTCATCGCCAATAATATTTGGTTTATCTTCGTTATCTTTATTAGACCCATTTAAAACTTCTTTTACTGGTGGGGTTTTTAATATCTGTTTTGTAACTGTTTTCGTAGTTGGTTTTTCTTTAATAGGTTCAATTTCAACTGAACTCATAACAATTTCTTCTTTGGGTAATTCCTTTGGTCTCGCTTGACTAGATTTTATGATTGTGTTTATCGAGTGTTTTTTAATTTCTGGTAATTGTTGTTCAACAATTTTTATATCATCATTTACCACAAGATCAATAGCCGAATCCGTACCCTCGGAAACAGATTTAATTAAACCCCTAGAAATCGTTTTACTTTTTTTTGAATAAAATTTACCCATTTTAGATTATAAAGTCTTTTTTATCTAGTTCCGAATAAAATTTTTCCGAGTGTTCTTCTTTCGGAAAGGCGTATTCAAAACCAAGTTTATTTTTTTTATTAAAGTCGCTAATTCTTTTTTTATAAATAGACATTCTATTTAAAAAATAGTCTAGACCTAATCTTTTATAATGTAATAGTTTTATCGGTTCATTAAAATATTTAACGTCACCCATTGGGGCTGCCACGTGACACCCAAAATTAAAGTTAATTGACTTTATATTTTTTGGTTTAAACATTACTAATTTATCAAATAAACTATTTCTAAAACCAGTTTTTACAATATCAGTTAACTTATGGTCATAATCAAAATTAAATTTTTCTATTATCATATCATAACCCTCTGGTTTTACTATAGTTGAGTCGCTGTTATGGAAGTCTATAATATATTTTTTAAAATCATCAACATATAAAAACTCATCCATATCACAAACAATAACAATATCAGCCTCATTAACCGAATTTTTCCAAGCGTTATTTTTTATCTGTAAATAAGCGTCATCACGTATTTCGCCTTTAGTGTCGTAAGGTACGACTAACGTTTTGGGGTGTTTCCTTAATAACTTAACACTATTGTCGTTTGATTTATTATCATAAACAATTATTTTGTCAACATAATTTTCATAGTGTTCTAAGAAAAACGGTATAATTTTTTCTTCATTCCAACAAAGGACGTGCATATGGACTTTTGGTAAAGCCTTGTCAAAAATTATATGTGAGTTTTCATTCAAACATATTGGTAATTTATTAGAATATAAACCCTCAAATTTTACTTTATTGGTTTCCCAGGTTTCATTTGTTTGACCAACAGATTTATGTAATAAAAGGATGTTGGATATTAAGCCCACTTTAACGCCAGATAAATGGTTATCAAAACAAAATGGTATATCATAAAAATGAAAGCCCTCAAAGGACTCATTAAATCTGTTTTTGATTTTTTCTCTATTTACTGCAATAAATAAACCATCAATGGTAACCATTTCTTTTATTTGATTACCGTAGCTTTCAGAATACTTATTAGTCCAAACTTTAACACCATCTGTATGTTTTACAGTTCCGTGCATCGAGTTCCTTATTGACCACCATCTACCATCAATCATATGATCGGTACCAGCAACACCTAAAATACCATATTCTGGATTTTTTTCGAAGTGTTTTATAACTTTTTCACCCCAGTTTTTAGTTTCAAAAATAATATCATCGTGACAAAAAATAACAATATCAGAATTAGCCTCATCTAAACCACGATTATAAAGTTCAGCCAGGGAATATTCATTGTTATTTTCATACGCAATAACTTCAACACCCTTATACATACACGTTTTTTTAACGTGATCAACAAAAGCATTATCGACTTTCCTAGTTGAAAATACTACACTAATTTTTGGTTTATCCGTTATCATCGTCATCATCTTCTAGTATTGGTTTTCTATCTAACGTATCACCTATAAATTTTAAAACAGGTATGAAACCTTTAACGTATTGTAAGAAAATGAATTTTTGATTTAATTCATTTAACTCACGTTCTAAAAATGTAGCTAACTTATACTCATCAGAATTTAATGGGTAAACAAACGCATATAGCACTTTATCACCCACATCTATCCTTTTACCAGACCAAACTGTTTTATAAGTTATCTTGTCTAGTACATCTGGTGTTATTTCATTATACACCTTTATTTGTTCCCTAAATTCGTTAAACATTACAATATACCTGTTGATCCGAATCCACCTAAACCACGATCACTACTAGATAGTGATTCAGATTTAATGAATTTTATTTTATCTCTTGTTTGTACTGGCGCTATGACACCCTGTGCAATTCTATCACCATTTTTAACAAAGAATGATTGGTCTTGGTCCGTATTGTATAGTATCACACCAATCTCGCCACGATAACCTGAATCAACAGTACCTGGGCTATTTAGAACCATTATACCGTTTTTTAAGGCTAAACCGCTTCTAGACCTAACTTGTAGTTCAAAACCTAATGGTATTTCAAAATACAAACCAGTTTTAATTAAACATCTGTTACCAGGTAATATTTCTATTGAATATTCACCATCTGAGTTTTTATCGGTGACACTAGCCCTAATATCAAAACCGCTATCACCCTCTTTTTCATATGATGGGTCTGGGTTGACGGATTTATTTATGAATGAAACTCTTAGTTTTGGTGTCATTGATTCGTTGTCATAGTCCCAATCAGACATAAATTGTCTAGCCTCATCCAATAACTGATCCAATTCTTTTTTAGAATCATCGTCATCTTGAAATAAATCGTTTACGTTCAATTCGTTAATATTCATACTAAATTTTTATATATTTCGGCTCTAGTTTTTGTCACATTATTTATATCGTAAGTATCTTTAACTGTCTCATATAACCTTTCACCAAGATCTTCAACTAATGATGGGTTATCAACGAGCCTTTTCATATGTTGGGCCCATTGTTTATGGTTTTTAGAACTCTCAACTAAAAGTGCATTACCCTTAGGATTCAAAGAACCGCCTTTATCAATCATACTAACTAAGTCGATCGTGTAAGGGCCATAATTTTGGGCTATGATTGGTTTTTTATGGAAACCAGCTTCAATAATTTTTAATTGGGACTTGTACTTATTAAAATTGTTAGCGAATAGTGGGGCCAAAGCAACATCAAATTCATTATAACCTTTTGCATACGATTCGATTGATTTAGTCCAAACTCTTTTGTACGGCATGTTCCCATCATCATATGTTAATTGGTTATCAAATTTAAATAGATGCTTTAAATAATCTGGATATTTCTCTAAAATTTTAAAATTGTTGGTAATGAAAATTTCATACATAAACCACGTTGTTTCAATTGGTTGCATTGGTCTTTCCATCCACTGTTGGGTTTCTTGATTAAAGGCACGCACAGTACCTCTGGTATCGTAGCCACATAAAACGAATTGAATTTTGTCTTCTAGCCCCATAATTTTTTGTGGCATATCCTTTAAAAGTTCAATATCTTTAATGTGTGACGAACCACCTAACCACCCAAATCTAAGTCTTTCTGATTCAGTGGGTTTTGGTTTAAACTGTGGTTCATTAGGGTTTACGGCATTAGGTAAAATAACACAATTTTTATTATGTTTTAACACCTCTTTTCTTAAAATTTCTGTTGTAACCGTAACCAAATCAGCTTCTCTGACAACTGAAACGATTTTACCCGCATAGTCTAATCTTTTAGCTTGGTGGTATAGACCATGTGATTGGTCTAGGGTCCAGTGATCATCTAGATCAATTACAACTTTACCCCCAAAAGATTTTATTGTTTTAATAATATTAAGACCATCCTCATAGTTACCACCAGGTATCCTATGAAAAAAGAATATATTAAATTTTTTTAAATATGTGATATCATTAAAATCAATATTCATATTGATTTCAACAAAAAATTCATCACCGTGGTTATTTTGTAACGTTACGTGCGGATCAACACATCTATATTTACCTGATCCAGCACGATCGTTAGGATTTACTAAAACATTAATTTTACCCATATAATCAGTTTCCTATAAAAATAGGAAATTTATTGGAAAAATCAAAACATTTTTTAAATTATTTGGGTACGACCACACCACGTCTAGATACAACGTCTGATGCCTTAATATTAGCGTAGTATATTGACTCGTCTATGCTACCAGTTTCATGATATTTAAGTATGAACGCTGAGGTAAATGTGTCACCCGCACCGCTAACATCTATAGTATCTTTTGGTTTTTTTGTCGGGTAAACCTTACCCATATATTCGGCACCTTTTTTACCTAAAGTTGTTATTATGTTAAGTTTTTTTATTAAAACTTCATCCTGTTGTTCTCTTTCAGATTTATTAAGCTTTATGAAACTTAATGTTGAGAATGATGGGACTAAAATCCTTTTACTATCCAATATAGACAACTTAGCGTGGTGACCTATTAATGTTATTGTCTCTGTGGTTAAAAAACCCTTATTATAATCGCTAATAACAACAATATCCGCCTCACTAATTATCTTAATTGTTTCTGGTGTAATCGTGAATTTCTCTATCAAATCCTCACCTTCATCCATTCTAAGTATCATTTGATTACTCTTTTCATCGACATACCTAGTTTTAATAATTTTTTCTGGTTGGTGTAAAAATGTTATATTTATGGAATTATTTAAAGCCTTTAGATTTTCTACAACATTACCAGCCATTCCAGGGTTTTTTGTTATTTTTCTTGGGTTTAATACTGGTACTGGTGCTTCTGGGCATAATCTATTAACATCACCATATACAAATTTATCAGTGCAGTTTTCACCAATAACAACAACTTTTATATTATCCATGTAACAAATATACAAAAAAAATGGGGGCTTTTAAACCCCCAATCAACACTTTTTTTATTTAATGTTACTTTTCAGTATCATTAACAATTTCGTCAAATTTACCAGATTTAGCCGCCTCAACAAAATCAGCAAATTGATTTTTAGTCCATACCGTTACACCTTCTGGACCTTTAGCGTCACCTAATACGATTGATTCTTCGGTTACCTCAACAACTGGGCAACACTTATTCTTACAAAAGTTAATAACCTGATTCATATTATTTTTTGTTTTTTTCGATGATTGACCAAACAGCACCAATCAATGTTATTGTTGAACCGATAATCTCTTGTGAAAGAGCTTCTGTTGCTAATCCTCTAGCAACCAATAAACCACCCGCAAAAGTTAATGCGTGTCTAAGAATCCCTAATACTTGTTCTTTTTTCATAATCTTATTTTTTATTTGTTTTATTCTCTTTTAAAACGGTTAATTTACCACCAAAAACTTTATCACCTATCTTTATTTGGATTGTTTCATCAATAGATGTTTTTTGGTTCATTTGATTTATGGTTTCTTCAACAGTCTTTTTTATTATATACTCAATTAATTGAGTGTCCATAGTCAACCCAGGGCTTTGTTTGGTCTCCATAGTCCTAGGGGCTTCATATTCTTCTACAACCTTAGCTCTAGGATGCGCTTTAGCTACTTGTTCAACAACACTATCTAAACCAATTGGCATTGTTGGGTCAGCTATAGGGTTTTCCATAAAAGATTGTAAAATTTCTTTCGGCATTTTAGATGTGTGTATGTTCTTCATAGTATTTTTAGGTATTTCAGAACCCACAGACCTAACCCTAGTTTTCATTTGATCCTCTGACAGGTATTCTGGTTCACGATCTTCATGATCATCAGAATAGACCTCTCTATTTATTTGTGGTTGTGAGGCACCTCTATAGCTGGTGTTACTTTCAACCTTTTGCATTACCGTTCTAGCTTTGGCTATACCTTGAGCCAATATCGCTGCTTTTTCGTTACTATCCATTTAGTTTATATATCCATTTTAAAAATCCAGAACTGTGATTCTCGTCAATGTTTATGTTTTTCTCAGATTCAGCATCTTCTGGTTTATTATTTACTGGTTCTTTATAGTTAATGTCTCTAAAATTAGGGTCTTTTGGTCCTGGTTCTTTAGATATGTCGGTATAATTAATAGCTTTGTCATTTGCCATTTTTTTATCACTACCATCGGTTTTATACCCGCTGGGTGGTGTAAATGTACCGATCTCTCTACCAGTTTTATCATAAATGATTTCAACAGATCCGTCTTTTATTTCATCAACTAAGAATGTTTTGTAGCGACCATTTTTAGTATTTGTGGCACCTACTGTTTGGTATGCTCTTAACATCCACTTACCAGTAGCTTTACTCTTACCAAGAGCAACTGGTTGAGCGAATCTCCAGTTTTGCCTCGTATACTTTTTTTCTTTCGGGTCGCTGACTTTTACACCACGATACCAGAATGAGATCTCGTATTTATTCTCGATCGCATACCTTAATATCGATAGTTTATCATCCCCAGCATTTTCAATTATAAACATAATTATAAAAAATTAAACAACAGATGGATCTGGATATGTATTTGAGTCTTTAAAATTATTGATTGCAACTAATTTAGTTCTTTCAGCGATGTCAGTACTACTACCAATTTTATCTTTACCCTTTTCATCACCATCACTTATAGCGTTTGGGTTTGTGGCGCTATATTCAAATGAGTTTGGTTTGTACTCATTAATTGGGATTAATTTACCGTCTCTTTCTTGATTAGCCACCTGTCTAAGTTGCTCAGATGCAGGTACCTTTAAAATGTTATCAGCCATTTTTTTAAATTTTATTTATTATGTTTTTTATTTTATTAATAGATTCCATTAAGGCGGAATTAGTCATGATATCTGGTGTATCCATTATTCTATCACCCACACTAGTATCAAAATCACCCCCTTCAGAGTCTTTTCTGAATTGGTTGTCCATGCCAGCGTTTGTTCTAGCAACTTTATTTCCTTCAACACGGTCTCTTTCTGATTTTATCAAATTCTGGACCCAATTATTCATCATGTCACCACCATTTAATTCATACTCAACCTGATTTAAATTATCTGGGTCAACATTATCAAAATAATTTTTAATCCTAACTAGATTAACAAAAGGTTGGCTTGGGTTTTTACAGATAAAATTAGCTCTTTTATACCCTTTTGCTGTTGTATTATCTTTATGTTTATCTAAAGATATTTTTAGGAATTCCAATATCTCTTCTGGAACATCATACCTGTTACCAAGAAGCTTTGAATTTTCTTCATATAGTTTATTTACCCAGCTATACATTACTTTAATGATTTTTCAAAATAAGATAATAGTATCTTTTTTTCAGCCTCGCTCATATTATTATTGAAGAATTCAATTATCTGATCAAATTTACCTAAAATTAAGTTTTCTTTTTTTCTAATTTCATCGATAGTTGGCTCCTCTTTTAACATTATTTCTGATTTCTCAGCTTTTTTAGCTAATAAAGTTTCTAGCATTTTAAATGCTTTTTCTTTGGAGATTTCTTTAAGCTTATCTTTTGGGTTTGCTGGTTTTACATCCTTTTTAGGTTTCACCTCAAGAAAATAATCCTCGAAGGTATCCTCCATACCCTTTTCGTATAGGAATTGATAAAACTTACCAGGATTATCTTTACACCCATCAGCCTCATTATTAAAGGGTAATGTCGCCTCACCATAGTATCTTCTATAGTTTTGAAAAACGAATGGTTGTCTAGTTTTTAAAATACTAGCGTCAGTTGTATCATGTGATGTTGCGGTATAATCAATATATTTTTTATCACCTTTGATTATATCACCATCTGCGTCAATGAATTCTTTAATGTCTTTATTACCTTCCATAAGATATTTTCTTATAAATATCTTAAACTTAGGTAATATTTCAATTAAACTTGAATTTCTTCACCAAACCCAGGTATTCTGAATATGATATCTTTATCAAACCAAAAATCGGCTTTATATTCTTTCTTTTCCCAGAACTCCATCTCCATATCCGATGGGGTAAAAAAGTCTTGTAGTGTATCTTGATCTTCAATATCGTCTGGTTGGTCATTAACAAGCTCAAGTTCAGATTTTAAGAATGCTCTTTTTTGTTCTGGTTTGGTGATTAAAATTAAATCCCTAATTTCTTTATCAAAGGCAACCATTAATGGTTTTAATCTACTGTTAAACGCATCCAAATATTTAGGTACGTTATATTCACCAATAAAATCTGGTTGATTTTCTATAATGTCATTGGGTACTAATGTTGCGTACATATTACCGTGTTTATCTTCCTGGGCATCACCATGTGATTTTGTTTTACCGTTGTTAACGTAATAAATTGTATCACCTAAGTTAACTTGTAAATTATGTTTTATGGCTAATTCCATATGCGCTTGTTTAGCTAATTGTCTACCGTTTTTATCGGTACCACGATTAGCATAACCACTAACACTTTTCTTAACCCTAGCTTTGGTCGCAATCTTAGCGAGAGGTATTTCTCTATTGTATATTTTATCGAAATATTGGTAGTAATATTGGACAAACTCGTACCCTTGTCCCGTTAATAACATTTTAATTCCTTTATCCAAAAACTCTTCAATATAAACAGGTAGTTTTTTTGATTTAATACTATTACCAGTTAATGAAATACTACCATCATCTTCTAATAAGGCATAGTTTTTTCTTGATAGGTTTATCGTTGCTGGCCATTGACCATCTAACCCTAGACCCATTTCACCACGCATATACGTGTCGTTAAATTCAGCGACAACAGCTTTAACACCACGGTATTCTTTACCTTCTTCGACTTCATCGTTATAGCCCTTACCAACATATGTAAAGTGATCTTCACCACCTTCTGGTGCCATAAAGTTAACACCGTCCGTGTCAAGTACCGTTGGTGTGTAGCCCTTATCAATAAAGAATCTAACCATAAGTCTTAAATACTGTCTAGCTGTACACGTAATCTGCTCACTAGTATCAATTTCAGCCCATTGGAAAGCCTGTGGGGCACCAAGAGCACCGAACATTGAGTTGATGAATATCTTTAACGGTAACTGCTTTCTTTTATATTTGTCAGCTAGTTGGTAATTACCTTCTTTTTTATACTTATCCGATAGTTTTTTCGCTCTAAATCTTTCAGTGTGAAAGTATTTAAGCATCGACTTCATCGCACCATTAATATCAACCTCAGGGAAAACATCATGAGCCAACTGAATAGCTGGATAAAGTGAGTTGTAGTCCATTTTTCTTAATTCCCTAGAAAAACCAACTTTAAACAATCTAGATAGTCCACCCGTATATTCTCTTTTAGTATCAGATAACGGAATAGCTAAATTATTTTCAAAAGAATATGTTAACATTAATAACTTCCACAAACCAGCAGTACCCATAGTCGATACTCTTTGATATGTTGTTGGTATTAATTTGGCCAACATGAAGGATGTTTGGTTGTAAACCGCATCCACTTCCATTGTTTCCCATAAGTCATCAATTAAATACCTCTCAACGATGTATTTACCATCAACTTCTTGTATCGTGTTAACATAATCACGTAAAGCTTTATATGTTAACATTAAGAATTCGTGTGTTTTTGGTGCCTTTTCTGATAATTTAGATTCCCCGTTACCAGGCACCTCTACTGGAAATACAACCGTCTTACCCTCTTTTAGTTTTTGTATTATCTCCCTAATACAAGCATTTATCTTAACCTTATTACCTTCTAAATCATTGTCATTAAAAAATGAATCGACTTCATTATATTGGTTTTTCTTTGTTATAATTGCAATGGTATTTGGTTCACCACGCAATTCTTTACTTTGTTGACCAAAACCCTCAAGTGTTTCATTCTCATCATAAACAAAGAATTTATCTGGGTTTTGCTGGACGATATCACGTGTTATGTTGTCCATAAATTCTATCGTGGGTTTAGTGAATGTGTATTTACCGTCACGATCGTCAAAATAAAATTTATCTTCACTGTACCAATATTTACCAATTTTATCACCAACAATATAAACACGATTCTTTTTTGCAATTTTGTTGTACTGGCAAACATATTTCAAACCAACTGATTTCATACTGGAATCAATTGCTTGTGCACGTCTAGCTGAGTGTATTATATCGATGATACTATAACCAAACATGTTTACCTGTGTATAATCCTCAACCTCATTACCCAATTTTAGCATGGATGGTTTGGTGTTAATTAATTCACCTGGTTTTAATGTGATGGCTATATCTTGGATGTTAATACCTAATTTTTTACACCTAACAAAAAAGAAATCCCAGTCAAAGTTAGCGCTATTATATCCAGCAATAATTGTGGGCTTAATTTGGTTTATTACCTCGAAGAATTTTGTAATGGCTTCTCTTTCAGAATCATCGTTATCCTCAATCGGAATAATTTGTTTATCACCTTTATTCGTGTATATACCAATCAAAAATATCCTATTTATTTCAGGATCAAGACCTGTTGTTTCTAAGTCGAATACAAATTTATGGATGTCATCATATTCCTCAAAGCCCTTAAATAATCTTTTACCCGTGTGGATAAAATATTGTTCAACTGGGTTTAATATCAAAAAATGGGATTTGATGTCGTGTCTAGTATCATAAATATAGATGCCACCTTCCCTAAAGAAATCCATCATTCTTTTATGTCCTTGACTACAAGTGACTAGATATTTATATCCATTAACTAACTTGGGGTGATCGCCTGTCTCTAATGAGATAATATCTATACCAAATTTTTGTCTTGCTGACCTTATTCTCGAATCACTATTACCGTAAAAGTTTACGAGTTCCTTAATCTTATTAAGGTTTTTGATCCACATGAAAGCCATTAAAGGTTCTGTTTCAATATAGTTACCTTTGTCTGGGTCTTGCTTGATTTTATGTATCAGGTTTGTTTCAGAATCATATTCCACATTCACGATATACTTCTCGTCATCGTGACCGATAAGAAACTTTTCGATATCCTCAAGTGGGATTTTATATTCTGCCATAACCTATATTTTGGCACAAATATAATAATTAAATTGACTCCTACAAAATTTTTTACTAAAACTTTTTTTAAACTATGTCGGTTTTTACGAAAGAATCCAAAATATGGATATACAATTGTTCGTGTATTGGTGCGATTAGTTCACCGTAAACATTTGATGGTGATGCCAAATCAAAAAGAGTTAATTTAAACTCACCCAAAAATACACCTGGTTTGTCTGTATCATCTTTTGTGAACTGGTAAGTTATGATGTAGTGTTTTCTACCGTCTTCGTCACAAGGGTTTTCCAAGACTATATTTGCCGTTTTGTTAGCAACTTTGTAAATACCCGTTTTTTCGTCTTTCATCGCAAAAGTTGCAACGCAATTTTCGATTAATTCCTCAAATCTTCTAAAATCGTTTCTCCCATCCCTAAAAACTTTCATTTTTAAGATCGGTAACGTTGAGTTTTGTCTAATACTGAATATCATTAGAATAAGTTTTTTATAAATATCTTTCTACCACCCTTTATTACGTTTAAACCATAATAATCAGCGATATTATTAACCATTTTTTTAATTTCAAAAGCGTACAAAGGTAAACAATACATTTGAAAAACCTTTACACCACCAGTAAATGTCCCAGCAAAAAATTTCTCAAGAACAGTATCTATTTTTTTATTTGTGTCCAAGTATAAAGCGTCTAAAAGGTTTTGTGTACCACCCCCAAAAGAGAAGTTAAATGGTACGCCCTCTTGTAAGTTATCCTCAACGGTTAATTCGTGCGGTATAACCTCGATAAAGTCATATTTCTTTAGAACACTAAAACCGTTTATGTAAATTGAGAAGGTACCCTTTTTATAATCACCATATTTTAAAGCACACTTACTATCGTATGCAAAATCCCTTTCAAAAACAGAGCTTATATGTAAAAATTTGTTTTCGGTTACGTCTATAACGGGTTTTTTTGTATATGTCTCTTCTATAGTGAAATATTTTGTTACGATTAACCACGTATCGTAGTTATCACAGTCACTAGTTGGTTCTTTAATAAAAGAGCTTGTTGTTATACCAGAAACTTCTTGTGTTGCTCCAGTATAACAAACATCAGTTGGGTAGATCATTCTATATCCTATCCTACCGTCATTTGTAACTCTTATACCAAACGCATTGTAATATAAGTCAACATACTCTTGGTGATATTGTAATTTTTGTGATTCGGCTGTAAATCTTCTACCAGTGTACATAATACCGTTGTAATAGTTGAAGTACCCTATATATTTTGATGTGCCGTTTAAACTGATTAAACCATTATAAGTGTATAAATTTTGTAATTCCTTTGGTATTATATTATAATCGTTTTCAAATTTTTGTACTTCTACTTCGGTTTGATTGGCGTATTTACTTTCAGCCCTAGTACCCATATAGAAAATAAAACCACTATTATCTGGATATGCTTGGTTTAGTGTTGTCCCTGTTGTTGTCCCTGTTGTTGAACCAGTCATCGGGAAATGGACTATAGAATTAAATGACCAACCTTTTCTTGCTCGAGTTGGGAACCACTCAACATTTTTATTATGTATTTTATAAAAGCCCTGGTAAAACCCACCATCTAATTTATTATAATACACACCATTGTCAACCTTTAACTTATCTATGTTGTATGTGAAGTTACCAGTATAACCAGAAACCTCATGAAAACAAAACGTATCACCAGATTCAACAAGATAAGCAATGTCAGGGTCTATTGTACCGTTACCGTTGTTAATAAAGAAATTGTCGTACCCGTTTAACCCAATATTTTCCAATGGGACGTTTTCAGATTGAGTTATTTGTGAACCACAAAGGCTAACAGTCACATCGATATCAATTAATTTACATTCATTGACGTCTCTATAGAAATCACGGCAGTCTTTTGTGATAACTATATCAAAATATTCACTCTTGTCTAACTCAGTATAAAACATTATATTATCTTAATTGGTTTTTGGAATGCTCTGTACTTTAACGCTTTATTAATTTCTTCAGCTTCCATTGACATTCTTTTTAATATTTCTAAAGGATTTAATTTAAACATCCTATCCTCTAGCTCTTTCTTAAGTGTTATCATCTCATCTTTACCTTCAGATAGTAATGATTGATATTCTATCTCCATATTAGCATCTGGCACTGGTATTTTACCACCAAAAGTACCTCTAACACGACCAAGTGTTTCTTTACATAATGCGATGAAATATCTCCTAACCCAAGTTTTAGAAGGGTCATTAAGATCGTCATAATTAATATTATCCAACGGAACATCCATTGGTGATTTAATTACATCTTTATTTAATTCAAAACATTCATCTTTTTGTTCTGGGTTTATATCGTAATACCAATACCAAACCTTTGCTTGGTTCATTGTTGCGCCTCTAAAATCATATTTACCACCTGGGGTGTTCATTAAATGAAGAAACTTCTTACCATCAGGTGCATTTGTTATTTTATAAACCAATTCAGATCTAATTATTCTATTTTTTAAGTTTCTATCTGTTGATCGCATTAAAATATCAAAGGCTGGTAAAATATAATAACTACCTAGGCCCATATATTCTGCACCAAATTGGTTATTCCACACGCCTAAAAATGGGTCAATTACCGATTGATCTAATGAAGCTGGTGTAAACCATAAAACTTCATTAATTTCCCTATTGGCTGGTATTTCGTAAAGTTGTTGCCCCTTAACTAGTTCAATATAATCTTTCTTTAAGACATACCCACCTTCTCCAGCACCAAGACCGACAATCTTAGAGTAAGAGTATGTGTATTGGGTCACCAAGTCAAATGTCCTATATAATAGGGCTCTGGTTAAATCGGCTGAGGAGATATTTAAACCTATTAAGCTAGGCCACTGGTGTTCAATTAACCAATTATGTATGAATTCGGTGTAGTCTTCAAGCGCTATCTCTAATAGCGAATCCATTTGTTCCTCTTCTAATTGTATTTTTCGAATTGGTGCACCAAGCCTATGTTTGGCTTGTTTGTAAATTTTTTCCTTTTCAACTGGATTTATCTTCATTGTCCTAATATTTATTATAAATAGTTAGAAAGATGAGTAAAACAACCCTTAATGAAACGATAAACAGAATTAAACAAAATTCTGGGATAATGGTGTTTGAAGCCGATATTAATGAAATTGACTGGGAAAAAGATTTTAAAGATGTTTCTAAAAAATGTTTAAACCCTAGTGAATTGGCTAATTATTTAAATAAAGTTATTGATAATAGTCAGAAAAAATCAGCTGACAAAGAAAAAATAGGTTTAGATAAACCAATAATTCACGCTAAAGCAATACCGTTCGATGAAGAAGGTGAGTTAGATATTAACGAATTCATTAGTAAGATAACAGCAATGCCTAATGATATATTAAGTGTTAATGAAAAAATGCAAAAATCAAATGATGACGGAACTTATAACGTTAACATTGGTATACCAGCTTTAAGGGGTTTAGTTTATGATATAGATGAACAAAAATTTTATATCGTTAACACCTGTCCAGGTGCGGGTAGTTGTGCTATGGTTTGCTACGCAAGAAGAGGTAGTTATATACAATATCCAGGTGTTTTTTTAAAACAAACTAAAGTACTTAACCTACTCTTAAATTACCCAGATAGATTTGAAAAAATTCTAATTCGTGAATTGGAGACCACGCTGTTAAAAAACCCAGATAAACAAGTTAATTTTAGGTGGAATGATGCGGGTGATTTTTTTGCAACAAAATATTATGAGATTGCTGTTAGAATAACCAACACTTTACTTAAAGATGGTTATAATATTAAATCATATGCCTACACAAAAATGGGTGAAATCGTTAATTTAGGTGACCCCAATTTCCTTATAAATTTCTCTAATGACGCAAATAAACGAGAAACTGAAAAAGTTAAAGATATTGATAATGCTAAGCAAGCCGTTATTGTACCAAAAGAGCTTTTTGATGATTTATTTATGAAAGAAAAAGGGTCATATGCAGTAGATTCAAAAGGTAAACCCGTTTTTAAGGATGAGGACGGTGTTAATACATTAAAGACTAGATTGGCTAATGAATATAAAGTTGATGTTAAAACAATTTTAACATATGACGAACTATTAAGGACACCAGTTGGCAATGAAAAACAATATAATGTTGTTGTTATGCCAAAAGGTGACGGTGATGTGGGTGCCCAAAGATCAGACGTTAAAATGTCTTTTCTATGTTTTCACTAAATTACCAACAACCTCTTTAGCTACAGAAATCTCATCAATTTCATCGGGACCATTATCTCCCATGATTTGACTTATAATCTTCATTTTCTTTTGTAAGGTATTATACATATGCATATCCAATGTATCAACAAATAATGGATAAATAATATGTACTTGGCTTGTTTGACCAATTCTATGTGCCCTATCTTCCGCCTGCATATGGTTTGCTGGCGTCCAATCTAGGTCATTAAAAATTACAACGCTACCTTTGGTTAGTGTTAAACCAACACCAGCGGCAACAATATTACCAATGAATACTTTAACTTTATCATTATTTTGGAATTGGTCTACGGCATATTGTCTTTTATCTTTTGATGTTGATCCGTCTACAACGACAGCTTTATTGCCAAAATGAGCAACTAACTCTTTAACCGTATTAGTGAAACAAGTAAAAATAATTACCTTTTCTTCGTTTTCAATCATTTCTTCAGCTAATTCAATCGTATGAGGTAATTTATCATAAGATAATAATTGCCTAACCTTAATTAATTTAGTTAAGTGGTCAGTAATTGTTGGTTTTTCACCAGCAGACTCCATTTCCTCTATCCAAGCTTCATATTCAGCAATATATGCGTTGTATGTTGTTGAAAATTCTAGTGGTAAATAAACAGGTTTGATTGTTTTTTGTGGTAGATCAATTGAATCGTTTTTGGTTCTTCTCAATATAACATCAGCAGAATATTCTCTGAGTTCATCTAAATTAGATGAACCAGAACAAACCCAATATTTTTGTTTAGTACCTTTTCGGTTGAATTGTCTACCAGCACAATACCTTTTAACATAACCAACCCAATTAGCCGCAACTGGTGAGTCACACATGTATAATAAATTATAAAAATCTATTGGTTTATTAGTAATCGGTGTCCCCGTTAAAAACCATCTAACTGGTATTTTACTAGCAAAATCATTAAATATTTTGGTCCTATTTGATGTTGCGTTTTTAAGGTAGTGCGCCTCGTCAACAATAACCAAATCAAATTTGTGGTAATCTATTGGTGATACTGGTAGGTCGGAAACTTTAACACCACGTCTTGGTAGGTGGTGGAAATTTTTAAGAATGTCGTAATTAACAATTGTCCATTTTTTTACTGTTAGGTTACTACCGTCAACAACACTAACATTATCAACAGAATCATAATTAGAAATTTCTATTCTCCAATTTAATTTTAATGATGCTGGACATACAACTAATATTTTTTTAAAATCACCTTCCATTGCAGCGATGATAGCTGAGGTCGTTTTACCCAAACCCATTTCATCCGCTAAAATAAATTTATCGTTCGTTAAAAGTTTTTTAATAGCTTCTATTTGATGGGGTTTTGGTGGCCTATCATATTTTAATAAATCAATTTCTGGTTCTAGTTTTTTAGCCTTTATACAATCTTTGTTTATATAAAAGCTATAATATTCGTCACAACCATCAACAAAACACCCAAAGACGTGTAAAAAGTTTTCTTTTCTACTCAATAATTTATTGATAAAAACTTTATCTGGTATGAAATCCAATTTTAATTGTTCAGCGACAAACGCCCTACAAGGTGCGCTTATATCAAACATTTTATTAACAACAACTGGCTCAACATAAGCATTCTTAACGATATAATCGCTCTGGTTTTTTGTTGGTATAAACCTTTTGTTTGTTTTATAATTGCTTAAAATATTTAAAATATAGTCGTTAGACCCTTTATAAATTTTTAATATATCTAAAGCCCTTTTTTCTATGGGAAGCTCCATTATCGTATCTTAATTACTCTTTTATTATTATTCCATAATAATAACAAATTTTGACTAGAAAGTCAACTCACTAATAAATCAAACTATTTATATAAAAAGAATAATGGAAAGAAAAACTAGGATACCGAATACGAGGTTAAATAGGTTCTATGACGAAGAAGATTTTAGGTTGGAGTTAGATATGGCCACCGAATTAATCGAAGGTGATATGAACTTTACAGTAGTTCTTTTTAGGATTGATAGAGTAAATACGCAGGTTGATGACGTTTACTGGGAAAGTAATCCTAGGGATATTAGATTTAAAGCACCAGTTGAATTAAAGGTAATTCTAAATTTAGCTAACGGTGAAAACAAATCTTACTCACCAAATGGTAATTTAAGGTATCAAGATTATGGTAATTTAGAGTTTACTGTCTTACAAAAGCAGTTAGATGAGAAAGGTGTTGAGATAGGTTATGGTGATATTGTTGGTTATTCTGACAGGGAAAATAACTTTAAATACTTTAGTGTTTTTGATGACGACACGATAAATACCGATAACCCTAGTACGCAATATGGTTACTCTGGTTATTTCAGAAGAATAAAATGTACAAACGTTGACCCTAACGTATTTAATGGTGTATAAAAATGGCATTACCTGGTTCTTTTAAGAAAAAAATCAATATCACGAGAGAGCGTGCTAATATTGAGTACCCATATTCTATGCAGAGTGGTGCGGCTGAGAATATGAAGGATATGATAACGGACAAAGATACTTTCCTTCCTCAGGGTGTGTTACATATCGATCTAGATCGTGGTTTTAAAGAGTTCGTTAAAAACAATCTACAATTAACCCTAGACGGTCAAGAAGTACCTGTTTTTATGATGGGGATACAAAAATGGAACGAGTTTTCACAGACTTGGAAATTTTCAGATGAATATAAAAACGTTAAGATACCTTTTGTTAATATCGTTAGAAACCCAGATACAAAATATGGTACGAACCCGTCTTTAATATATAACATACCAACTGGTAGACACTACACCTATGCTGAAGTACCTACTTGGGACGGTAATAAAAAGGGCGTTGATATTTACCAAATACCTCAACCGATACCTGTTGACATTAACTATCAGGTTAGGATTTTCGCTTATAGGCAAGAAGATCTAAATAAGTTTAATTCTTTAGTACTTAAAAACTTTCAGAGTAGACAGGCTTATACGATAGTAAATGGTCATTATATTCCGATAGTTTTAGAAGACACATCCGATGAAAGTCAAGTAACTGATTTAACGAATAAAAGGTTTTACATACAACTGTACACATTTAATCTACAAGGTTTTATTTTGGACCCCAACGATTTTATAGTAACTCCAGCGATAAGTAGAACATTAACAATAACAGAAAATGGATAATAATAATAAAATATTTTTTAAAATGAATCGATCATAATGGTTTTTTGGTAAAAAATATAATATTTATCAGTAAGTAAAATTAATAATAAACAAAAATTAAATAGATATGGCAAACAAAGTTTATGCATCTCCAGGTGTTTACACGACTGAAAAAGACCTAACATTCACAACTGAAACAGTTGGTGTTACTACGTTAGGTGTAGTTGGTGAAACGTTAAAAGGCCCAGCCTTCCAACCAATTTTCGTTAGAAATTTTGACGAATATAAAACTATATTTGGTGGAACTAGTCCTGAAAAATTTAAAAATACTCAAATTGTAAAGTATGAATTACCTTACATTGCTAAGCAGTATTTAACACAATCAAATCAATTATACGTAACAAGGCTTCTTGGTTTATCAGGGTACGACTCTGGTATGTCATGGGTTGTTAGAACATTGGGTGCTTGTGATGAAAGTACATTATCACATACAGGTATTACTGAACAAGAATTTGAATTTAGCTTTAATACAGCTACAAATCAATTCTATGTTGCTGGTAATGTTTCGTTGATTAATCATTTATCACAATTAACTGGTGTTAATGCTAATGAATTTGATTGTGTATTTAACACCTTCTTCACAACTATCGGTGGTTATACAAACGCTTCTTTCTACGATAAGAAGCATGCGATGTATTGGGGTTTATTGACCAATGATATTGATACCGCATTAGTTAATGATGCAACATCTATAAACATCTTTACACCAAGTTATGTTGATGCTTATGAGTTGCCTGTAACGGTTCCAGCTAACGATAGAGATGCGTATGTGTTAAATAATGAATTAATTTATGATAGCACAACACAAACTTACTCTGGACCTAGTTTTGCTTTATTCTGTCATAGTTTTACTGGTGTTAATGCTACCGTTATTAAGGGTACATTAAAATTGTATACGGTTACTTTAAATTGTAACCCATATACTGAAGGTCATAATAAAACTATCGCTACAATTAAGAGTAGAGGTGGTTATGTTTCTGACATTTTGAAGTATAACACGGCTTCTTTGGGTATGATTGCCCCAGCTAATTTAACAAGTGACCCATATGTTTCATTTGATTTAACTGGTACAACCGCTAACCCAACAGGTGGAACTTTTTCATACACCGTTTCATTAAATAAAACAAATTCTAACTACATTAAAAAAGTAATTGGATCTACTTTAACAGATAAAGATTCACATATTTATGCTGAAGAAGTTTACGACCAAACTTTAGCTGATGGTTGGTATAAAGGAAAAATCAAAGGTTTGTACACCGAATTAGTTGGTGTTAACAACTGGGATCACTACAAATTCCAATATCAATCACCTGTTACTCCTTTTATTGTATCAGAATTAAGAGGTGGTGTGCCGCAAAGATTGTTTAGATTAATTTCTATTTCAGACGGTACTAACGCTAACTACGAAATAAAGACTTCAATCGCCAATGTTGATCTATCTAAGAAGACATTTGATATTTACATCAGATCTTTCTCAGATACAGATAAAAACCCAGTTATTATCGAAAGATTTGTTGATTGTACAATGGATGAAACTTTAGATAACTACGTTGGTAGAAAAATAGGTACTATCGACAACAAATACCCTCTTAAGAGTGCTTATGTCGTATTAGAACCAGCTATCAATGCACCTAAAGATGCTATTCCTGCTGGTTTCGAAGGTTATGAGTTCAGAACTAACGGTGAAACTGATTATACAGAAACAGCTGTCCCTGAAATGCCTTACAAAACTAAATATTTTGCGCCTGGTGATGTTATTTATAACCCACCATTTGCTAACCCAGTCATCTCAAACGGTGATAAAGTAAACAAAAACTATTTAGGTTTCTCAAGCCAATTTGGTTTTGATAAAGACTTGTTATTGTTTAAAGGTAAAGTTAGTATTTTAGGTGATAACGCTTACAACACTGGTGATGATTACTTCACTAAAACTAAAGGCTTCCACATGGATATTAACGCTTCAGCGTTGGTTGATTCTGTGACTGGAGAACAAGTTTTCTCAACTGGTGTGGCTTCATTTAATGATGCAACAACTGTTGATGGTACTGCGACTCACCCGTATAACAACATGAGAACAAGAAAATTCACTTTATTATTTGCAGGTGGTTTTGATGGTTGGGACGAGTTTAGATTAAACAGAACTAATACTGATGAGTATAAGATAGGTAGAACTGGTTTCGTTGCTTCACAATTTGATACTTTCACAAATGTTGAGTACGCTGAATTGTTTGGTACTTCCGACTACTATGCTTACTTATATGGTATTAGAACATACCAAAACCCTGAAGAAACACCAATTAATATCTTAGCTACCCCTGGTATTGACGTATTAAACAATACAGACTTGGTTAGAGATGCAATTGAGGTTGTTGAGGAGAAAAGATTGGATGCTATTTACTTACCTACATTACCTGATATTAAGTTGTTAAACAATAACAACCCTTCAGATACTGAAAGTTGGTATTATGCTGAAGATATCGTTGATGAGTTAGAAAACACTGAAATCGATTCAAACTATACAGCGGTATACTATCCATGGATTCAAATCACTGATACCGAAAATAATGCAAACTTGTTTATTCCACCTACAGCTGAAGTTGTTAGAAATATGGCTTATACAGATAACGTAGCATTCCCTTGGTTCGCAACCGCAGGTTACAATAGAGGTTTGGTTAAATGTAATAGAGCACGTATCGTTCTTGATCAAGAAGCTAGAGATATTTTATATCCAGGTAGAATTAACCCATTAGCGACTTATTCAGACGTTGGTGTTGTTATCTGGGGTAATAGAAACTTACAAGTTAGATCTAGTGCTCTTGATAGATTAAACATCAGAAGATTGTTGTTACAAGCTAGAAGATTGATTATGTCTGTATCAAAAAGATTATTATTTGATCCAAATGATACGACAGTTAGAAATCAATTCTTGTCATTGGTTAACCCAATCTTGGATAACATTAGAAAAGAAAGAGGTTTAACAGACTTCAGAGTTAGTGTTGCAATGGACGTTGAGGATAATGATAGAAATACTTTGAGAGGTAAAATCTTCATTAAACCAACACCAACATTGGAATTCATCGAACTTGAATTCGTTGTTACACCGCAAAACGTTTCTTTCGATAACATTTAATAAGTTTAGGGGGTACGAAGGTATCCCCTTTATTTCTTTTCCATAGCTTAAAAAGCACCAACGGTAATTGAGATACTAATTAATAAAAAAGAAAGTAACAAAGAAAAAATAAATTAGAGTACTATTTATAATAGAGTACATAATATATGAAATTATATATAGTACTATTTATAATAGAGTACTTTGGTTAAGACCCTTAACAAAAATAAGGTTTGAAAATCAAAAAGTCAAGTTTTTTGAAAAAAATTTTTAAAAAAGTGTATAATTCGAAAAACAAAGATATTTATATTAAACAATAAAACAAATTAAATAGACAACAATATGGCTAACTTATTAATGAAAATGCCCGTTCCTTACGAACCAAAGAAAAAGAACAGGTTTATTTTGAGATTCCCAAGTTCACTAGGTATTAACGAGTGGTTCGTAATATCTACTTCAAGACCAAAGGTAACAATAAACGAAGTTGAAATTCCTTTCTTAAATACTTCAACATATGTTGCTGGTAGATTTAACTGGGAATCAATTGATGTTACATTCAAAGACCCTATCGGTCCTTCAGCTTCACAAGCATTGATGGAGTGGGTTCGTTTACACGCTGAATCAGTAACAGGTAGAATGGGTTATGCCGCAGGTTATAAAAAAGATATTGAATTAGAAATGTTAGATCCGACAGGTGTTGTTGTTGAAAAATGGATTCTTCAAGGAACCTTCTTGACAAATGTTGACTTTGGATCATTGGAATATAGTGATGATGAAATCGCTGACATTACAGCTACATTAAGAATGGACCGTTGTATCTTGGTTTATTAAGAATTATATTATCAATTCAAAATTCATTTGGGGGACGCTTTGCGACCCCCTTTTTTTTTAACCTTTAATTATACCATATTTCTCAATAAACTTGTTAACTCGTTCAACAACTAAATTTGTTTTATCCATTTCATGTTCCCAAATAACCAATAAATTATAGGTCCTATCAAACTTAACTAGTTTGACTTTGTATTGGTCATTCCTTAAATTGGCTCTCTGGAATGCATATTTTGCTTCTGGCGAATGTTTTTTACAACAGTGGTAGAAACACCCATGAGTTTCAATTAAGACGTTGTAATCAACTAAAAGAAAGTCGAACTCTCTTTTCTTAAAAACAAAATGTCTTTCAAAGTTTATATTTTCTTGCTCAAGTAGTTCAGCGAACGAATCTTCTAATTTTGAAGTACCATTCATCTTTTTAACCATTTTAGCGAATTTACCTTTCTTTTTGGCCATAATATTCTATTATTATAATAATTAGTTGTAAACTACCCTTTTACCGTCAAATTGATATTAAAAGGTAAAAAAAATAAAAAATACCGTTTACACTATTTAATATTAGACTATAATTAATTTAAAATTAAAATACTATGGAAAATCAACAGGTTTATTTTGAACCACCGCACGATGTTATTCCGCTTCCATCAGGTGGCAGATTTTACAAAAATAAAAAAGACACAATTAAAGTAGCTTATATGACGGCTGCTGACGAAAACATTCTAACTTCACCAAACTTACTACAAAGCGGTAAAGTCCTTGACGTTTTATTGGAAAAGAAAATTTTAGATAAAGACATCAAAGCTGGGCAATTATTACCAGGTGATAGAAATGCTATTATTTTCTTTTTAAGATCAACTGGTTATGGTGAGATTTATCCAGTGGAGTTAACAGACCCTAAAACAGGTGATAAATTTATTGAGGAAATTGACATTAGCCAATTACCAATAAAAGAAAATACTTTAACACCAGATGAAAATGCTGAATGTTCATTTGTTTTACCAAGATCTAAAAAAACTGTTAAATTTAAATATTTAACTGCTGAAGAGGATGAGAAGTTGATTAGAGAAGATCAAGCCAGAACAAAAAAATTGGGTTCTAGCGCTATTAGTCAAATTATGACATTGCGTTTACAAAACCAAATTGTGGAAGTTGACGGCATTCGAGATAAAAACGCAATCGTTCAATTCGTTGAGAGTATGTCACCAATGGACTCAGCTGAGTTCAGAAAACATCTTTTCG